TCTCGATGTATATGACATTAATGGTAAAAATATTTATAATGATTCTGTTCCCGCTGAAGAGCTTCATAAACATATTGGCAAAGATGCAGCAGAAAGATTAATAAATGCTCCAGCCAATGAAGAAGGTGTTAAATTTATTCAAGGTGATGATTTACGTTTTGGTGGTGAAGGCATGAAAGGATATTACGACAATATCTTGCCTAATACCCTGAATGATGTCTTAAAACAAATTGGTTCATCAGAACGCGTTAAGCCTGTACAACTTCGTAATACGTCAGCCACAAAAAATTGGCATGGTGATTGGTCTAATGGTCAGCCAGAAACCGGGTTTATTACAGATAGTGAAACAGGACATATATTACAAGACAACATACATAAAGACCAAATGGATGAAGCCGCGGATTATTGGCACAACACTTATGGACACCACCCAGGTAGAGATACAAATCCCCTATCAATTGGACCACAGATGGGCATTGAAATTACGCCAGAGTTAAGACAACTTATCTTAGATCAAGGATTTTCTAAGTTTAAACATGGTGGCAGTGTCCCACACATGGCTGGCGGCAAGTTAGTTAAATCAGCCGTTGAAGCTGCGCCTAAGATCTACCAAGATGTTAAAGATTTGATTTTACCTCCGGCTGCAAATGCAGCTCGCACTCAGATCATCGGTACTCTACCGACATACCAAAAAGCCGGTAACATGCTTAAAGAGATGGGTGGTCAAGGTAAGACATTGGATTTTGGTGCAGGCTTAGGTGAAGGTGCTAAGGTATTAGATGCTGATACTTTCGAGCCGTTTGCTAAAAACTGGTCCCCAACATTTACAAACGCGTCTGATATTCCTAGCGATGCATACGGTCAATTGACTAACCTCAACGTGCTTAACGTAATGCCAAGAGAGATGCGAGATCAAGCAGTTAGTGACATCGGTCGAGTAATGGATAGGGGTGGTCTCGGAGTTTTAACAACACGTGGTAAAGATGTAATGAAGGCCCAAGGCCGTCCGGGCCCTGAGCCGACATCGATCATCACCAGCCGTGATACTTACCAAAAAGGCTTCTCACCACAAGAGTTAGAAGAGTATTTGAAATACATCCTAGGCTCTAAGTTTGATGTTAATAAAGTTAACTTAGGCCCCGCTGGTGCAGTCATACGTAAAAAATAACTACTTGCGGTATCGGTCTCCCACCCAGCCCTCTGCGGCTAGGGGGAAGTCCGGAGCCCAACTGGGGGGTGTGGTCATGATGTTGATCACGTCCTCTAGCGCAACGTCTTTACGCTCCTCGTCAACCAACAAGAGCACCTCATCGTGGATTGAGTTGACAATGGTGTACCCTGCTTTATCTAGGCTCAACATAGAGAACGCCAAGAAGTCTCGAGCCGTCCCTTGTGTGGCGCTCTGAAATATTGAGCTCCCGATTAATGGGTTAAGTCCCCACTTTCGTGTGTAAGTATTTACACTCATCACCTTAACCGTTGTGCCTGTCTCTCCCCAAGGTTTCATCTCTTCAACCACCTCAGGTTTCTGCCAGTAGATCACCCTACCACTCGGCAACCTCAAACTCAAACCATACTTATCAACACGCATGATCAACCTATCACCGGCTTTAAATGTCTGGCCTGGGTTCTCAATTGCATTGATTGCCGCCTGTTCACATTGCCCCCACAAAGCTTTAACTTTGGTATACGACTGCCGGTAACTTTGTACTGCCTTTTCTGATTCGCCGATTGACATAGAGACACCCATGCCTTTTGCGTAATCCACAAGTCCCTTGGATCCTTGGCCAAACATGCAGCCTAAAACTGCGGATTTCGCAATTTGTCGCTGTTCTTTTGTCACCTCTTCGTATGGGATGCGATAAAGTGCGCTAGACGCAAACATTTTGTACTCATCTAATCCTTTGCGAAACATCTCTACTTTGTCATTTTGTCCGGCCAAATAGACACCCACTCTATTTTCGATCGAGCTAAAATCGACGTCCACGAAGGTTTGTCCGTCAGGAGCTTTGATAGCACTTCTAACGAGTGATGACAGTTCTCGCATGGTGCCAGTTCCTTGGCCAAAGACTCGCGGAATCGCATCCTCAATCTCGCTATCGCTAAGTGTAGGTCTTGCGATATTTTGTAGGTTGAGTCCACCGCGAGAAGCCCAACGGCCAGTACTCGCCCCATGATAGACCAGCGTATTTCTAATTCGTCCATTCCTTTGTATCTCCAATATTTTAGCGTACTTAGCCACGCTAGTTTGGCTTCCTTCTTGACGCAATTCTAAAGCGCGTTTTACTTTTGGGTGAACTCCGGGTGATGCTAATTTTGCTGTCACCGTCTCAGCTGTTAAATTTTCTAAGTTGGCGCCATGATCGTTTAACCAATTCAATAATCTCAGTCTCTCAGACGGTTTGCATCCTGTAAATGCCAATAATTCATCATCAAGTGCCTTTTGTGCATTTTTTACGGCACTCACCGCATTTTCGACCTCCACAATCGACACAGGAACGCCGATTACATTGATCCTGTTAGTAAGGGTCCAGATCTTCTGCTCGATCGGTATTAGGGGCCTTAGCGTGCGTCCTATGGCCATCTCAGTCTTTACGTCGGTTTTACAGTACTCAAATAGCTGTTTTAAGAGCTCTGGATCATAGTTGAACGCACCTTTGTGCGGTTTGCATAGTTTTTGAATGAGTAGTTTGCCAATGGGGTCTTTTTGGTAGCTAGAATTCATTGCGGCGCCGGCGTCTTCCAAACTTTGTGGAATATTATTGGCTGCAGCGATACCCATCGTGTCGATGCATTGTTCTAGTTTAAGTGGAGGCCAACCATATTTAGGTACACAGACGCAATTCCAAATGGAGTACTCAAACATGGCATTCCACGCTTGGATCTGTCCGCCGTTTGCTACATGTTTTAAGAGGTATTTAAGTGTGTCACTGTTTGGCTCATTGACAAGAACGTTTTCAGGTTCCGTGCCGTAAGCAATGCAGATAACTTCGGTAGATGGATCGTTGGCGTAAACATCTAGGCCACGATCTTTAAGGTCGATAAAACTTCGTGTCTCAAAGTCGATTGAATAAATCATGTAATGCTCCTAAGGCTGTGGGACGTATCCCTGTTGATGGAGCGGGATGCGGGAATCGAACCCGCGAATTCAGTTTGGAAAACTGAGGTTTTGCCATTAAACTAATCCCGCTGTACTACTATTCTGTTACCATAAATATGGGTGTTCCTTCACCCAAGTAAGATCCTAACATATTATACTCAAACCAGTCAAGTGCTTCTTCATCCGTCATCCCTTGGTCTTCCATTAAGGACTGCAAGACTAGGTGCGTGTCATAGATTACCTTGGATCCGTCGTATGTCATGCCGGCAATACATTTGTCATAATATTCCCGAGGCTCCATTAACATTGCCTCGGGATCTAGGTTGTCAAGATCCATAGTCTTTATCTCCTTCTGCGTAAATGTCCTCAAGGCTGTAGCCTACCGGACCGTTTTGGCCAATGATGTCCTGACGTTTTTCGTCTTCCTCAGTCCACAACTCAGGCGCTTCCTCTTTCACCTTGCGGAAGATCCGGTCAAAGTTATCCTCAAACGCCTTGTTGTTTGTCTTGGACTGAATTAGGTCTCCAGTGATGTCATTCTTCGCTACCAATTTTCGATTCCTTTCTTTTTTCTATTGACCTTTTGCGCCCAGATTCATATTGAGATATTAAGATCCCTGGCATCGAATAAAAGTCAGCTTTTGAATACTCTTTTATCCTTCCATCGTATCTTATTTGATACCAAATTGGCTCTTTATTACCGGGCGGGAATGCTAACACTAACCTAATATGTTTTTCATTCCAGGTCTCTTTGTTTATCATGGAACTTAGATCTCGCAAGCGCCGCTTGTGCAAGCAAGCATCTGTGCACCCTCTACGTTATCTGTTACCTCAGCAAAGTTATCCCAATTGATTACAGGCATTTTAGCTTTCAGTGCCTCGTACTCTTCTTCAGTGCACTCTTCATATGGTGCCTGACGGTAAGAGCCACCATCATACGGTAAGTATGACACGCCGCTGATCTCGTCAAAGTTTTCCCAAGTCCACGCACCTACGCTCGGCCAGTCCTTTTCTTCGACGGAGATGGTGACCGAGGGTTTGTGTTCGCACCACTCACGCTGGTAAGTAAGCCAGAGTCCGAGGTGACTGATGGGGGTGACGTCGGCTCTAGTGAGACCTGATGGTGCTCGCTGAGGGAAACTGAAGACGGTTGTTTGGGCTGATTTGATGACGCAGTCTTCGGCTGGGACTCCACTGTCAATGAGGAATTGGGTGAGAGGATCTTTTTTGTCTCCTCTAACTCTTCGGATATAGTACGGGCTATGGCGAGGATGGATACCTGAAGCGGAGTCAGTAAGTTGTGATACGGTTCCTGATGGCTTAACGCAAGTGATAGCTGCGCTTGGAGGGATTCCAAGTGCTTCAGCCCACTCTCGATTTGTTTCTCTAGCTGCATCTCGTAGCTTGTTGAGGAGTTCATTTAGTTTTGGTCCTTGTGTTGTGAGCATAACATTATCATAGATTCCGGTGAGCGATACGCCAAGTAGACGCTCTTCTTCGGTGTTCTTCTGCCAAACTTTCCGGAGGTATGGAAACTTGGTGAACGTCGATTGGATTGTACCAAGGATCGCGGCAAGTTTGACCTTTTCAATAAGCGTCTCTTCTGTATCTTCATATCTAACGACAACTTCGCTAAGGTTGCAGAATTGGTATGGGCGTAAAATGATTTCTGAGCAAGGGTTTGTTCCGAACTCATGGTCAGGGTCACGGTGCCCGAATTTAGCAACTGTCTTCTTAGCTGCTTCACGGTTAAAGATTCCTCGTTCGCCAGAGTGTGAGTTGTAGAGTGAAAGCCACTCTTCCATAAACTTACCCACTGTAGGAGTCTCTGTGTAAACGGCACTATTATTGGCGAGTGCTCGGTGTGGAGCGGTTTCCCACCAAGGGCCTGCTTTGGCATGACGGATCCTTTCATCGTCTAGGTCTGATAGTGAGATCATGGCTGATCGGCGCACGCCGCCTACCACTACTACCTCACCAATTTTACACATGATGTCGTGACACTCAAGTGAGTTTAGTCTACGGCCCTGTGCGTGTTTAAATGTGGCAACAACAAACTCAAACAGGTCTACCAAAGGCTCTGGGCCGGATGCACGTCCGCCAAATGTTTTAAGGCGTGTACCCGCAGCTCGTACCTTAGACACATCCCACTTTGGGATCTCACCAGCCCATAGGTTGGCTAATAGCAAACGTAGCGACTTTGCCCAGCCTTCTTTGGAATCGTGCACAACGATGGTGTTGTCTGATTTGTAAAGCTTCTCAGGGATCTCTGGTAGCTTACCAATGTTCGTAGCCTCAACTGAGAAGCCTACGCCGGTACCACAAAGCAAGATAAACATCGCCTCGTCAAATGACTTAGGATCATCCACAGGCAAGTATGAGCAATTGTATACGCATGTGTTGTCACGGTCTGCGCTCTTGCCGGCTGTCATCATGGCACGCATGGACGGCATCGTCTCATGGTTTTTGATGGCGTTAAACATCTTTTGTTTTAGTTCGGTGTTGTTCTCAATAGCTGGAGTGCGACTAAAAATATAATCTACAAAGCGTTGGGTGGTTTCGTCCCAAGTCTCACGGCGGTTGTTCTCATCGATGTATCGGGCATATCGACTAGCGGCAATATATTCTCTATATTGATCCATTGTTATTTTCCTTGTTTAATAAGTTTTCGGTAATTTGTTTAGCATGCCATTCGGCATCCTGTTCAATTAACCTGTATTGATAATTAGTTGGGGGTACAAATTTATCGTCAGTGTCTTCAAACCGACTTTTAATTATAGTGTCAACCCAGATGTTGTAGTGAGGATTGTAAATTGCTCTTAACAAAGGGGTTGGACATACAAAATCACATACTACAAAATCGACATCTGACTCTTTGGCTAAGTGATTCATTCGGTGAGCTTGACGCATACGACCGGCATCTGAAAAATCCCAATCGTCATTGTCTTTGCGCACTTGATCTGCGTTAAACCATTTAACTGTCTTGCCTGCCTCTATTAATTCATTTATTAAAGCCTTGGCTAGTGTTGTCTTACCGGCGCCGGGCAATCCCATAATGAGTACTTTTTGCATATTTTAGAGACAAAAAGGCCGCTTATTAGGCGGCCTTGTTCCGGTTAATTAGTTTGCGAAGTCTGCAGCTGCTGATGTGCCACCGCCTAAGCGTTCGCCGTCTGCAACTTTCATTACATTGTTTAAGCCACAAGCGATGCCCTTAGAACCGCTTGCATTATATGGATAAAATGTTACTGAAACGCGACCATAACATCCAGAGTACACTTCGTTCGGATCAATGATCTCATTCATGTCAGCATCGACAACACCCGGCTTTTGAACTGAGTTGGCATTGATGAAGTATGAGTTAGCATATGCCGCGTCGTCTTTCTCTTCATCGCCATCACGCAAACCGCCTTTAAGACCCTTAGGTACCGCACCACCAAAGAATGCTGCATTTGTTGTCTTAGCCTCCTCAAAAGCTTTGTTAAACTTTTCAATGGTAGCTGTATCGCTTTTAGGGATAATGATAGACACTGAATACTTAGGTGTGCCGCCTTCCATTGCCGCTTGTGGTTGGAACAAGTGGGCAAATGATAAACGAACTTTACCTGATACTACTTTAACTTTGTTTGACGTTGTAGCCATAATTAACTTCCTTTTTAACGATAGATACGGACTTCAGTAGGGGCCGTATCGTCAACCCTTAAAACAATATACTACTTATTTATGCATCGTGCAACAACTTTAAATCAGTTAGTGCTTGTTTCATTGCAAGTGCCTCTGCAAATTTCATTACGTGGTCTGATTTATCTAATAGTTTAGGTTCCAACTCGACCAACATCATCATATCATAAATTGATTCTCTTATGGTATTTAGATCTTCACGCATGTCAGAATCTTTAAATACTTCAAAATCAGATCTGTAATCTTCTATCATTTCGTTTGGGATGTCAAACGAAAAATCTAAAAATTCAAATCTCATTTAAAGTCATCACTTACATTGCCGGCTCTATCGCGGACTAATTTGGGTGAGCCCTCTGGGCGCTGAACTAGGTCACCGAGCCAGGTAATGATCTGCCCCTTGGCGGCCAGCTTCTCTAGTGACGCAATAGACTTCATCTTTGGCTGTTCCCAGATCTCGCTCTTTGAGATACCCTTGGAGATCAATACCTCTGAGGCAAGTGCGATGTCTGATATCTTACGATGTGTCACTGTGGTTGTCAATTTGTAACCCTTTGGTACGGCGCCTGTGTCTATTGCTTTGTTAAGTGCGTAGTCTTCCACGTCGCCAACCCATGATTTGAGGTCTTGTGCCTTGTCTAATACATTTGACATCTCTTCGTCAGATAAGAGTGGTGGGTCTCTGAACTCCATCTTAGCAAGCGCAAGATTGTGTTCTGCTCGTTCTCTACAAATAGATTTAGCTCTACACCAACCGCAATGCTCTCCAGCAATAAATTGCCCTGTCCCAATCCAAGCCATTTTAGCTTTTTTAGCAACAAAGTTTTTACCCCAGTCAATTAGCTTATCAATTGTCGACTCTTCAGATGAGATTGATTGTAGTCTTGGTTGAACAATAGTCCAAGTTACATTTTTAATATTTGGGAATTCATCTTTAAATTTCTCGTAGGCTCCTAATGCGTACAATTTTAATTGTGAATTTGACTTGGCATTTACTGCAACCCCTTTTCCCGCCTTAAGATCAATAACCTTAATTGAATTAGGGCTAATAATAACGCAGTCGGCGCTACCGAAGGCTTCTACCACATATTCAGTTAAATCTAGTTTCTGTTCAATAAATGCTTGGTCTTCAGATCCAATCTGCGACCTTACATAAACAACATAGCTATCTGCGGCCTCATCAATCTCTTCTGAGTATAATGGGTTTGCTTTGCAAATCTCTATTTCAGCATTGTACTCTTCTTCAGATATCTGTCCAAGCTGAAATCTTAGTTTTGCCTCGGAAATTGAATGACACAATGTCCCCTCACCAGAAAAATCAAATGCTGATGGGTTCCGTTTAGGTTCTGGAAGTGTGGATTCTAACCGTGGCGCAGGTGTGCAAACTAACCAGCGGTGGGAAGAGCTAGGGCTTAGTAAAGCATGTGCGGCCATTATTGATCCTTTAATGAGTGGAGCTTAAGGTATTCTACAGCATTTTCAAGTATTTGTACAGAATCTTTTGCGTGCCCTAACACTAAATTACAATGATTACACAAAAGGCCCCTTACGTTATTATTTAAGTGGCAGTGATCTACTTGGGTATTTTTAGATGTCACAAAATGTGTTGCACAGATAGCACATTGACCGGATTGATCTTCAATCATATCATTAAATTTTTGCCAAGTAATACCGTATCTTCGTATCAACTCATTGTTTTTATATCTTTCAACATTATCTTCTGCCCATTTTTTTGACTTTTTCATATGGCAAAATTTGCAATGAATAAAATATCCGTCTTTTCCTGTGGGGTTTTTATAAAACTCAGATAGAGGTTTAACCTCATTGCAAGTGGCGCAAGGTTTCATGATACTCTCCATAGTAGGGGAGGACTAGCCAACGATGGAGCGTTGGCAGGGAGCGACCCTTTTCATCCTTTGGTTCTGCTATACTTTTAAAGCTTTGATTAAATCAGAGATCTCTTTGTCGAAATCAATTTTCACTTCTGCTTTGACATCCACCTTAGTTTCGCGGCTGTCTTTATAATCCATTGGATATTGGCCTCTCAGCGCAATCTCCGCCACTCGACTATTGAATGACTTGTTCTCGATGTTAGCCAGCATGAGATTCTCCCAATACGCTTGGCCGTACACTGTAGCCAAGTCCATTGTTTCAGCGAATACGGGATCATCTTTTTTAAGACGTTCTGCAGTAGCTCGACTGATGCCGATTGCCGCGTACATTGCCTTTTGAGACGCCCCTTGTTGTCCCATTGCTAGGATAATGTTAGCGTCAGCTTCAGAGAATTTGTATTTTTTAATAGTAGCCATATGTATACTAATGCAAATTACTCTTGGCTTTCGCCCTTGGTATCTTCAAAGATCTTCTTGCGTGCTTGCATCTCTCGAAGCGCGTCATTGACAACTAAGCGAGTAATCGCGCCGGCTAACTCTTGACGCTTTTTCTCTGCCTTCTCTTCATTGTCTTGACGCATCTTCGCAATGGTGTCATTGGTTGAGATGCCGGCAATCAGTGACTTAACTAAATCACTCATCTGCTTTTTCTTCTTTTGCTAATTCGTCCATCTTAGCTTTGATTTTTTCAAATTGACTTTCACCTTGCGCTTGGATCAAGCCAATTAAATTAGCTGATTGAACAAATGGTGCCTGTCCCAAGATCGCCAAGATTGAGTTGATTTGGTCTACTGAAAATGAAAAGTTGATTCTTTCGTTGTTAATTTCGTCCATGCTATTGCCCTTTAAGTTTGTTAAGTCTATCTAATTCCGCGTTTGCGTAAAACAAAATCTTTTTGATATCTCGTATCTCAGGGCTATGTGCTACTTCGCCATATCGATAACAAGCTCTAAAGATTTCACCAATCTGTGCATTCATATTTTTAGCACCGATTAAGTCCTGTAATTCAGTTGATCCTTCAGGCAATTCATAATAGCTTGCTGTCGATCCATCTGACTGTTCTTTTGGCACCCAACCAATTGCTGGCTGTCGTCCCGCACCTTGTGTTTTAATATGCTTTTCAAAATATTCACTCATACATCTAGTTCCTTCTTAATAATTTCAAGACCCTTAGCAAAATGATACCTCCAATACTTTTCGGTAACAGATATGTCTATGTACGTCATGCCATCTAAATATGCGTCAAAAATAAACTGTTCTTTAGGTTCCATCCTAGCAATGATGTTTCGGATATCAAGCAAGTCTTCTGCCGTCCAAGGTGCCCATCCCTCTATTATTTCATTGTTAAGGGATCCATCCTTTATGTCTTCGCGCTCCATTGGATCTGGATCCTCATCACTAAGGTGAGGATTGGCAGAAAATATTTTATGTTCGACTACGATTGTTTTGGTCATTGTCCTATACTAATGCAAAATCTAGCGCATTTAGTACGGCCTGTTGAACATTTATTTTTCCCTCTAGTACTTGCACGACGTGCTCATCAATACTTTCATCTATCACAAGGTGGTGAATGATCACCGGCTTCTCTTGTCCTTGCCTGTGGATACGGGCGTTGGCTTGAATGTAGTTCTCACTGCTCCACGGTAAATCAAACCATACCATCTGCGCGGTGTCTGCCACATTGCATTGTAAGTTAATGCCAATGCCTCCAGATTGAGGATGTGCCACTAACATCTTGATCTTGCCAGCTCGCCAATCAACCAAGGTCTGAGGATTGTCGTCTAACACTCTGATATCTTTGAATCTTGTCTTTAGACTCTTCAACGTGTTTTGATAATGGTAAAATACCAAGGTTGGTGTCTCTTCATCCCAAAGGTCTTCCAAATAATCTAGTTTTGCATCGTGCTGGTGGACTGCCTCTTTGCCCTCATTATACAAAAAGCCGGACGTAAACTGTAACAGCTTGTTTGTTAGAGCCGCGGCGCTAACCGCTGTAATAGTTTCTCGGCCTGTCTCAAGCACCAATTCTTTACGCAAGGTGTCGTATTGTTCTTGCATGTGTACATGCATCTGAACTCTATGATATACCTTGGTCACTTCCGGCAACTTCAAATAATCTTCGGCTTTAAGTGAGAAGCAGATGTCCTTGATCTTGTCTTGGATCTGTTTGTCTGCGTTTTCAATAAGACCCCATTTATAAATTACGTTGGTGTGGTAGTTTCGTTCGGTGGGGCACATGTACTTAGCTTTAAACTTTGTATAGCTTGTCTCTAAACGTTGTCCTAGATCTAAGATCCCAACTTGCGACCATAGATCAGCGTACCCTTGAGGGGTAGGTGTACCCGTCAGTATTATTTTGCGTTTAAACGTCTTTAAATAACTCTTGAGTGCTTTGAATCTTTTTGTACTTGGGTCTTTGAAGCGTGAACTCTCATCAATCACTAAGTTGTCAAATATATTTGACACCATGAAGTCTTTGAATAACCAAGCCACGTTCTCCAAGTTAATGATGTAGATGTTGGCCTCGGACTTAAGCGCGGCAGTTCTCTGTGCCGGTGTGCCTAAGACCTTAACAATAGTAAGGTCTTTTGTATGCGCCCACTTTGGTATCTCGTCCGACCATACCGACTCGGCCACTCGCTTTGGTGCGATGATTAGTGTTTTACCTTTAAACTGCTCGGCGATGATGGTGAGGGTGGTTGCTGTCTTACCAAGGCCGGGGGGTAGGAATAGGCCAAGGTTTGGTATCTCCTTGGCCTTTTCTACGATCTCTTTTTGGTAGTCATGTAGGTTGGATCTCGTTAATGAGGGCATCTACTTCTTCCTTAGACCGAATCACTACGACTGGAAACCCGAGCTGTTCGAGTTGTTGAAACACTATCTTTTGTCTCGGACTGATCACTCCCTTTTGCGTTTTTAGCTCGACGAACTGTAGGAAGTTTTGGAGGAGCACTATCCGATCCGGTACTCCCGTGATCGTTGATATCCACTTCAAGCACATCCCCTGCCTTTCCTTTACCCTTTTTATTAGATACGCTTCGATCTCTTTTTCTAGCAATCTCTTTCCTTTCAATTAGGCTGGCAGAATATACCTGTTCAACAAATGATTGAGATAAATATGCGCGAGTCTCGCCGGCAATGTTATCTTCACCAATGAAGTGACCCAGCTTTTCAACTGCGTGCGACACCTCGTGTGAGATAACACCAACCCACATGGCATCGTCTTCTTCATCTTCATAATTTGCTAAATCAAATACCATGATGACTAAATCCCCAACGTGCGTGTGGATGGTGTGCGTCTCTGCCTCACCACGTTCAAACGCATGGATGTTGACTGCCAACATGTTCTCTGCAAAAATTTGTTGCAACGCCTCGTCGCTAAAACAGAGGTATACGATCTGTGGAAAAAAGCCCGTGTCTATCGAGTAGTACTTAGGCTTTTTGATCGAGGATTTCTTTATGGATAGATCCAACGGGATCTCCTTTCCAATTAATGGTGACTGAAGTAGGGTCTTGGTCTTTCCAATACTCAAAGCTTAGGAATGCCGCTCCGTCTTTACCTATGTCTAGCCAATGTGCTAACCCATCGGGTGAACTTGACGACGCACCAAACATGCGGTGTGCGCCATCGGCTCTGGCATAATGCATCTTGTTATCAATTTGCGTGCCCTTAGATTCAATATCGAATTTGATATCACCTGTTAAATATACAAACGCTGACTCAACCCCGGGGTGCGTGTGTGGAGGCGAGTTTGCAAAAGGTTTGGTTAAATATAACTCAACTTGAAAGCGTCCCTCCCTAAATAAACACAATGACATTGCATTGTCTGTGTGGTAAACAGGGTGTAAAAATGGAGGGCGCATAGGGTACCCTTTAGCCGTGTACCAATCCCTAAATTCCTCAACTGTTTTCCATGAGTTTTGCATGCTCTTCTCCAATTAAATCACCTACCCAATTGACGGACACGGATGTTGGTGTTTGTTTTAGCCACTTTTCAAATACTATAATAGCACCTCCTTGATCGCCTACTTTAAGCATGTGGGGCGATCCCTTGTTTTCTTCGGCGCGAGTCCAAAGTAATTCATGCGCACCGTTTGGTTTTGCTTTTTGATACGCTGAATTATCTGAGAAGTTTACCCCATCTTTAGAAAAACACATGTTTCCGGTCAAGTACATCGTAATTGATTCTACATCGGGGTGACTGTGCATAGGCGTTTGAGTGTTTGGTTTACTGATATACAGTTCAACTTGATACTGCCCCGCACGATACAACACCAATGAGTGTGCAATTTCAGTCGTGTGAATGGCATTCTCAAACGGCGGGCGCCAAGGGCGATTTTTCATCCACGCTCTAGCAAATGTCTCTACATCTCCAAATTTATCTACCATTTTCTTTGCGTGCCTCCATCATTGCATTGGCTAATTCATAGCTGTACTCAGCAAGTTCTTCGTAAGTGATATCTTTAATGTTGGGATTGCTGAGATGTCCATGTAAAGACACCATGGCAAACAAGTCTTCTAAATCAATATCATCCATGTTTTTTCTCCACGGCGGTAGCAAGTATGTATTTGTCACCCAAGTAATTGAGAGCGGCTTTTAATTTGTCTTCGTATTCGTTTGTATGATTAATTTGCATACCATACAGGCATGTGATTATTTCTGATTGTCCATCAAACATCATGTATCCTTCCGTAAGTGGTGGTATAAATCGCATAAGTAAACCCATGCTATCATAAATGGTAACCAAAGTACAATGGTAATTGCGGCAATTTTAAGCTTAGTTTTCAGTGTCAGTTTCACGGACTCTGTACCTCCACATTGGTGGGTTGGGTCTACGACCATACTCTCGGCGTATCTCAAAGGCATTGTATCTAAAAAACACCTCGTACTTTTTCATATGATTGCGCCTTGTGGAT